ATTTACATATAACACAACATCAGGCCAAACTGAATTTACTGGTGCAGATGCAGACTCTGCAACATTAGCATATAATACTGGTAGCATCTTAGTATTCTACAATGGTATTTTAATGAAAAGTGGAGATGACTATACTGCAACAGATGGCACAACAATCACGCTAACTGATGGTGCTGATTCTGGTGGTACAATGTCAATCTTTAACTTTGGTGTTGGACTCACTGGTTCTGGTGGAAGTGCAGTATCATTTTCTTGGGGCGGTGATAGATGGGTTCAATTTGGTGGTTGGCGTGCCCCGCTTGCTTCAGGTACAAATGAAAATAGTATGGAATACAATAGTATTTCTACGCCTGGAACAACCACTGACTTTGGTGATTTGACTCTCGATCGGTTTAGAGGTTCTACTGCGATGAGTGATACTAGTAGAGGTGTAGTTGCAGGTGGTCGTAGTTCGTCAACTACTCAGCAAATGGATTATATTTCTTTTGGTACTCCAGGAAACGCCACATCATTTGGTTCTAGCAATCCTTCTAATTCAGGAACATATGGTCACGCTTCCGTATCTGACGGAACATATGGCGTAATCGCTAATGCGGGATGGGATATCATTAATTTAACTGATACTTTACAGTATATTACAATTCAAACTACTGGCAACTCTTCAGACTTTGGTAACGTTGCAGTAAATACAGGTAATCCTTCATACATGGCTGGCGTGTCTAATGGAACAACTGGAGTATTTGCTGGAGGTAGAAAATCAGGTCAACGCGACCAGATGCAATACATAACTATAGCTACACAAGGTAATGCTACTGACATGGGTAATTTAACTGTAGCAAGAAGCGATATTGTTGGAGTAAGTGATACTACATATGGTGTCTTTATGGGCGGTGACGACCCAGACATCGGCCCGGCATTTAATACAATTGATTATATTACAATATCATCCACAGCAGATGCGACTGACTTTGGAGATTTGAACCAAGCCAGATCAAATGCAGCAGGGGCTTCAGATGGAACATACGGGGTTTATTTAGGCGGCGCGCAAAATGAAGGTTTAGGGTATCAGTATAACACTGTTCTTCAAATTAGCATTGCAACACCTGGAAATTCAACTCAGCAATCAAATGCAACTGCTAACAATAAAGCAGACCAATCAGCTGCTTCTGGAACGCCTTAATTAAACATATATATAATTTCATATCATAACTAATAGGATTTTTCATAATGAGTGAAGAAATTGCAACAACTAAAGAAGAACAACAAACTACTTCTTTAATTATTAATGACCAAGTGACTTTTAACATGCCAACTGTGACAAAGGATGTTATTAATCCTGTCGCAGTTGCAAAAGTGAATGAAGGTCTTCCTGAAATGGATGCCAAAACAAGGCAGTTTGACAGAAACAATTCTCAAACCACCTTGTCTATGATGTCTATCACCATGCTCAACGGCCATTCGCCAATGAGAATGATGAGACAGACAATGGCTGAAACTGAAAAAAGAAAAATGGCTTTAGCTGAAGCTCAAGTGAGTCACGCAAAAGCTAGAAAACAAATTGATAAACTACATGATATGTTGGAAAAAGATCCTGATGATGAAGTGTTACAAGCAAGATTAAGACTAGCTTTAGTTAGTATTACTAGTCTTGAAAGCAAAATTAATGGATCATTTAAAGACATTGCAACTTTGATTGATACATATGAAGCTATTAAAGCAAAAAATGGTATTGATGATTGGGATGAAGAATCTTATGAACGTGAAGAAAAGCGTCATCATGTTCGCCGTAGTTTTGAACTTATGTATCGTAACTTAATGGATGGTGGTCGTGCTAGTACGTCTACTATTGAATATATGCAACAATATGGTGTGCACCCCCAAGTGGGTCATGCTGAAGTAAGCGGTTATATTGCAAGTGTTAATCAGCGGATTGCAAATCACCAATTACTACACTCAAATGATCTAGAAGAATTTTTAGATAAAATGGCTGATAAGTATTACAAGAATGCAGATAAAACAACTGAGCGTATTTTTGGAAAAACTGATATTCTTAATACTGGTTATATGAATCTTTTACCAAAGAAAGAAGAAACAGAAGAAACCAAAGAGGAATAAAATGGCTGTTATTAAATATAAAATGATAATTAACGCTGCTGGAAGACGTGAAGTTCCAGGATATGTCGATGATAGAGGGCATTGGGGTAATAAACAAGGTTGGTTTATTGGTTGGGCAGACTTAAATGGAAGGTACTACATTCCATCAGAAAATGCTATCGAATTAACTAAAGAAGAATTTGTTACATACTGTACCGACGCAGGCCATATGACTCAACCTGATGACTGGGAAGAAATTAATCCTGACCAAGTGTTTGAAGCACCAGATGTTGGTGCATGGTACGACGCTTTCGTAGCTAAAAACGGATAATTTAAACTACTAGAAGTCTTACTATTATAAATACTAATAATAAGACTTCATAGTAGGATTTTAACATGGCCGGTCCATCATCACGAGAAACCTTAATTGAGTACTGCCTTCGTAGATTAGGCGATCCAGTAATTGAAATTAATGTTGACCCTGATCAATTAGAAGATCGTGTAGACGAAGCTCTACAGTATTATCAAGAGTTTCATTCAGACGCAACAGTTAAAACTTATTTGAAGCATCAGGTAACAGCCTCTGATGTTTCGAATGAGTATATTTCTGTTTCTGATAGTGTTATTTTTGTTAAAAAACTATTCCCAATTTCTTCATCATTTAATAACTCAATAAACTTCTTTGATATAAAATATCAAATGATGTTAAATGATATAGCTGATTTGCAAAATTTTGCGGGGGATTTAGCCTATTACGATCAAATGCAACAATACTTATCCCTTTTAGATATGAAATTAAATGGTACACCTCAAGTTAATTTTTCTAGAAGACAAGGTAGATTATACATCCACGGAGATTTCCAAGATAAAGATATTCAAGCTGATGATTATATAGTTGCTGAAGTTTTACAAATAGTAGATCCTGAAACACATACGTCAGTTTATAATGATAAGTGGCTTAAATCGTACACTACTGCGCTTATAAAAAGACAGTGGGGAGCAAACCTTATTAAATTTGAAGGTATGCAATTACCAGGTGGTGTACAATTAAATGGTCGTCAAATATTTGAAGACGCCTTAAATGACATTGAACGTCTTGAAGAAAAAATAAGACTTGAACAGGAATTGCCTGTAGATTTCTTTGTGGGGTAAGTTATGGCTATTAACCCATATTTTATGGATACCCAATCGCAACAGCATCTCTATGAAGACCTTATCATAGAGTCTGTTAAGATATATGGCCGCGATACTTATTATATCCCAAGAGAAATTGTGAGTTATGATGAATTATTAAATGAAGATATTCCTTCAAAATTTCCTCATGCATATAAAGTAGAAATGTATATCGATGACATCGATGGTTTCGGCGGTGAGGGAGATATATTTACAAAATTCGGTGTAGAAATAAGAGACGCCGCCACCTTTGTTGTGTCAAGACGAAGATGGCGTCAAACTACATCTAGAAGTGAAATAGTTTGTGATAGACCGAGAGAAGGTGATTTGATTTATCTTCCTATGTCTAAATCACTATTTCAAATTATGCATGTAGAACATGAAGTTCCATTCTATCAATTAAATAATCTTCCAACATATAAAATGAGATGTGAGCTATTTGAATATAGTGGCGAAGATTTAGATACAGGTGTTCCAGATATTGATGGAATTGAAAGAAGTTATGCTTATACTTATGATTTACAATTAGATAGTTCAGGCGTTGGTGATGGATTTGAACTTAATGAAAATGTAACCATGACATTATCAACTGGAGTTGAATTAACAGGTGAAGTTTCAGCATGGTCAGATTCAGATAACGTTTTAAGCATTATTCATCTTGGAGCATCAGATGGAGATTACCATGAACCTCCAACTGGAGGAGTAGTCGTTGGAAGTATTGTTAGAGATTCTGATGGAAGTGGCACATCCATTTACTCTAGAGTCTTAATAAATAGTTGGTCTGAAGATAATAAGTTGGATGAAAGAGAACAAAACGAAATCTTTGAAGGATTTGAAAATGATTTTCTTGATTTCACTGAATCAAATCCATTTGGAGATCCAAGCTAATGTTTGAATATTTTTATCATCAAAGAATAAGAAAGTCAGTTTCTATATTTGGGTCGCTATTTAATAATATTTACGTTGTAAGAAAAGCGAATGATGGAAGCTCTAATAGCCAGATTAAAGTTCCATTAGCATATGCACCAAAAGATAAGTATATTGCACGTCTTCAAAGTAATCCTGATTTGTACAATGATACAAAGGTTGCATTAAAGCTTCCAAGAATGTCATTTGAAATCACTAGTTTACAATATGATGCTGAAAGAAAACTACCTAAAACAAATAATTTTAGAGTAAACAGCGAATCAAACACATCTTCAACAAAGTTTTTTACACCAGCGCCATATTTAATTAGCTTTCAAGTTAATGTGTATGCTAAAACGCAAGATGATGCTTTACAAGTTGTGGAGCAAGTCTTACCGTATTTTAATCCACAATATACATTATCCTTTAAACCGTTCAATGATTACCCAACTGTAAAAGAAGATATTTCTATTGCTATTCAAGGAGTAACTTTTACAGATGATTTTGAAGCAAGTTTGGAACAAAGAAGAACAATTATATACTCACTTGATTTTGAAATGAGGACAAATTTTTACGGTCCAATTAATGATTCGTCCATAATTAACACAGCCATCACAGATTTTTATATTATAGGTCCTGATTCTGATGGTAAAGTTTCAACTATCACTACAACTCCTACACCAGTTGGGGTAAGTCCTGATAGTGATTATGGTTTTAATAATGAAATAGAGACATACTATGAATGATTCTGATGAAAAAGCACATAATGATTTCGAACTAGCAAGACAAAATTATCACGATCTTATAGTAAAAGGTCAAGATGCATTAGACGATATGATGGAAGTTGCTAGGATGTCTGAACATCCAAGAGCATTTGAAGTATTGTCTACAATGTTGAAATCTATAGCTGATATCAATGGCGACTTAATTGCTCTTCACAAAAAGAAAAAAGAATATGATAGGCCAGATCCAAAAGCAATTGCATCTGGATCTACAACTAACAATTTATTTGTAGGTTCTACAACTGAATTACAAAGAATGTTAAAAGGTGCTAAAGAAGAAGTCGATAACGTAATTGATATAACAAGTAGAATTAAAGATGATCCAGAATGAAAGTTATCTAGGCAATCCAAACATTAAAAAAGATGGCGTTAGTCAAGATTGGACTAATGAACAGGTTGGTGAGTATGCTAAATGCATGCAAGATCCAGTGTATTTTGCTAGAACGTACTGTAAAGTTATTTCTCTTGATAGAGGCTTAGTTCCATTTGAACTTTACCCATATCAAGAAAAAATGTTTAAACAATTTAATGAGCATAGGTTTAATATTGTTTTGGCATGTCGCCAATCTGGTAAATCTATTTCATCAGTTGCTTATATTTTATGGTATGCGATTTTCAATCCAGAACAAACTGTTGCAGTGTTAGCTAACAAAGGTGCAACAGCGCGTGAGATGATTGGGAGAGTCACTCTAATGCTTGAGAATCTCCCTTTCTTTTTACAGCCAGGGTGTAAGTCCGTTAATAAAAGTAGTTTAGAGTTTAGTAATAACTCTAAGATAGTTTCTGCTTCTACATCTGGATCGTCTATTCGTGGTATGTCAGTAAACCTACTTTATTTAGACGAATTTGCTTTTGTTGAAAGAGCTGGAGAATTCTACACATCAACATATCCTGTTGTTTCTTCTGGTAAAGATACTAAAGTTATAATCACCTCAACAGCTAATGGGATTGGTAATGTTTTCCATAAAATATGGGAAGGCGCAGTACAAGGAACAAATGAATATAAATCTTTTAGAGTTGATTGGTGGGATGTTCCTGGAAGAGATGAAAAGTGGAAAGAGCAAACAATTGCCAACACATCTCAAATTCAATTTGATCAGGAATTTGGTAATACCTTCTTTGGTACAGGCGATACATTAATTAATGCAGACACTTTATTATCATTACGTAGAAAAGACTATAAAATGATAACAAAAGAAGGTGTTAAAATTTATGAAGAAGCTGATAGAAAACATAATTATATTATGTTAGTTGATGTTGCGAAGGGAAGAGGACAGGACTATTCTACATTTAACGTAATCGATATTAGCTCTAAGCCATTTAAACAGGTTGCTGTATATCGCAACAATCTTATCTCTCCATTACTCTTCCCCAACATTATTTATAAAATAGCTAAATCCTACAATGAAGCTATGGTTGTCATAGAATCAAATGATGCTGGTCAAGTTGTATGCAATGGCTTATATCATGATTTAGAATATGAAAACATGTTTGTGGAATCTACAATTAAATCAGATTCTCTTGGAATTAATATGACAAGAAAAGTGAAAAGAATTGGTTGTTCAGGTATAAAAGATTTGCTTGAAGAAAATAAGCTAGATATTGTAGATGAAGATACTATATTAGAAATTTCAACCTTTATTGCTAAAGGTCAATCTTACGAAGCTTCTGATGGAAATCATGACGACTTAATGATGAATCTTGTCTTGTTTGGTTACTTTATTGGCACAGTTTATTTCGGTGAGCTTACTGATATTGATATAAAACAAATGATGTTTGAACAAAGAATGGAAGAAATTGAAAGAGATACTGTGCCATTTGGTTTTTATGACAATGGATTACAAGATATACCAGAAAAGAAAAAAGATGATCCGTGGCAATTAGAGTACGAAGATGAATTGTTTCTCAATTTTTAAAAATTATAAATAGTTATAATTGAATGTTCGTATTATGTAAAAAACTTATAATTGCTTTAATGGAAAAGGAAGAGACACATGGCAGTAAATCCATCAGCGTCTCCGGCAGTAGTCGTAAGAGAAGTAGATCTTACTAGTGTTGTTCCAGGAATTACTACACCGGCCGCAGGCTATGTTGGTAATTTCAGCTGGGGCCCCGCAGAAGAATTAACTCTTGTATCAGATGAAACCGGACTCGTAAGTACTTTTGGCGCACCATCTGCGACAAATACTATTGATTTTCACTCTGCTGCATACTACTTGAAGTATTCAAATGATCTTTACGTAGTAAGACAGTTAGGTACATCCGCTGCAAACGCCTATGATTCAGCATCAGGTAGTTCAGCACCCGTTATTAAAAATGAAACAGATTTTGAGAACCAGCAATCTGCACTAGATTCAGACGGCCATACTTGGGTCGGAAAATATGCAGGCGCGTTAGGTAATTCACTTAAAGTTTCAGTAGTAGCACAATCAGCCAGCGATGCTGATTTCACCGCTTGGACATACGCATCTGACTTTGATGCAGCTCCTGATTCAGATGAAATCCACGTTGCTATTATTGATGAAGACGGAGATATTTCAGGAACAGCTGGAACTGTTCTAGAAACTTTCGCATTCTTATCAACATCAACATCAGCAAAAAATGCAGACGGCTCTACAAACTATGCAAATGATGTTATTAATAATAACTCTGCATATGTATGGGCAGTAGGCGCATTAACATCTCCAACAACTGGTGACACAAGTTTATCTAGTGGCGCAAATGGTGCAGCTTTAACAGGTGGCCAGATTGCAACAGGGTGGGATAAATTTGAAGATGTTAATACCGTAACAGTAGATTTCTTAATTGCACCAGGAATGTCTAGTGCTGTAGACCAAACAACAGTTGTAAATGACTTGACTAGAATTGCTCAGTCAACTCGTAAAGATTGTATTTGTGTTACATCACCAAATAGAGCGGCTGTTGTTTCAAATGCAGGTTCAGAAGTTGCAGATATCGTATCAGGTATCGCAAACTTTACACGTTCATCCTACTTGGTTGTAGATGGAAACTATCTGAAAGTGTATGACAAATATAACGACAACTACATTCATATTCCTGCTGCGTCTTCTACAGCTGGTATCATGGCTGCATCGCATACAAATGCTGCACCTTGGTTCTCACCAGCAGGCACAAGACGTGGTCAATATTTAGGAATCACATCTCTTACCTATAATGCCAATAAAGCAAATAGAGATACACTATACAAAGCAGGTGTTAACCCTATTTCAAATATTCCAGGACAAGGAATTTTGTTATACGGTGATAAAACGCACCTAGCAAGACCATCAGCGTTTGATAGAATCAACGTTCGTAGATTGTTCTTAACTATTGAAAGAGCTATCGCAGAAGCAGCTAAGTCTGTAATCTTTGAATTCAATGATGAATTTACAAGAGCAGAATTTGCTGGAATCGTTGAGCCATTCTTAAGAGAAATCCAAGGCGCTCGTGGTATCACCGACTTCAGAGTTGTTTGTGATGAATCAAACAATACCGCTGCAGTTATCGATAGAAATGAATTTGTTGCAAGCATCTTCATTAAACCAGCCCGTTCAATCAACTACGTAACTCTAAACTTCGTAGCTGTAAGAACTGGTGTTGAGTTTGAAGAAGTTGTCGGCGCGGCAACAGTATAAGTAGCACTGAGGAGATTAAAACATGGCTATTCTTAGAGTAGACGATTTCAAAGCTGCCTTAAAAGGTGGTGGTGCTAGACCCAATCTGTTCCAGGCAACGGTGACGTTTCCTGGTGCGGTAAACGCAGGCGGTAACATTGGACTTACAACATTTATGTGTAAGGCAGCTCAGATTCCTGCTTCTGTGATGACACCGATTCCAGTTGGATTCCGTGGTCGTCAAATTCAAGTTGCAGGTGATAGAACGTTTGAGCCTTGGACAGTATCAATTATCAATGATACAGACTTTACTGTTCGTAACTCAATGGAACGTTGGATGAATGCAATTAATGCACACTCAGCAAATACTGGATTAACTAACCCAGCATCATATCAATCAGATCTGTATGTTGATCAGTTAGATAAAGATGGTTCAGTATTGAAAAAGTATGCATTTAGAGGAGCATTCCCAACAAACGTCAGTGCCATTGATCTAGCATATGACAATAATGATACTATTGAAGAATTTACGGTTGAGTTCCAGATTCAATACTGGGAAGCAATTACCACTTCATAAATATCGAATAAATAAAAGAATGGAGGGGAGAAATCTCCTCCAATCATTAGTTTAAGGAATTATTATGGCAGAAGATAATAGTATCAAATTATTTGGGTTTGAGATTAAAAGATCAAGCCAAGATAAAAAAGAAGAGAAACAAAGAGTTTCAATTGTTCCTCCATCAGATGATGATGGAGCAGGATATGTTACTGCATCTGCTGCCGGTCATTATGGTCAATATGTAGACATTAATGGCGATCAAGCAAAAGATAATCACCAATTAATTATGAAGTACCGTGGCATTTCTATGCACCCGGAAGTTGATATGGCAATTGAAGATATTGTAAATGAAGCAATTGTAACTGGTGGATTAGAAAAACAAATAGAAATAGTTTTAGATAAAGTAAAAGCACCGGATAATATTAAAAAGACTATTACCGAAGAATTTGATAATATTTTAAATTTACTTAATTTTAGTGACAATGGACATGATCAGTTTAGACGGTGGTATATTGACGGTAGACTTTATCATCATTTAGTTGTAAATGAGCAAAATCCAAAAGCCGGAATTCAAGAAGTACGTTATATTGATTCTATTAAAATTCGTAAAGTAAAAGAAATTAAGAAAAGAAAAGATCAGGCAACTGGTGCTTCTATTGTAGATAAAGTTGATGAATATTTTATTTACCAAGAAAAACCTGGATCACAAAATACTGGTGTTAAAATAAGTGCAGATTCTATTAGCTATGTAACATCTGGAATGTTAGATGAATCTCGTAGAAAAGTTATTTCACATTTACATAAAGCTATTAAGCCTGTCAATCAATTGAGAATGATGGAAGATTCTCTTGTTATTTACAGACTTGCTCGAGCACCAGAACGTAGAATCTTTTATATTGATGTAGGCAATTTGCCAAAAGGTAAAGCTGAAGAGTATATGACAAATATCATGGCTAAGTATCGTAATAAACTTGTTTATGATGCTGATACTGGCAACATTAAAGATGATCGTAAACATATGTCAATGCTTGAAGACTTTTGGCTTCCTCGTAAAGAAGGTGGTCGTGGTACTGAGATCTCAACATTACCTGGAGGTGAAAACCTCGGGCAAATTGAAGATATTATATACTTCCAAAAAAGAGTATATCGTGCTCTAAACGTTCCAGTAAATAGATTAGAACAAGAGTCCGGATTTAATCTTGGTAGAACAACAGAAATTTCTAGAGATGAAATTAAATTTCAGAAATTTATTGATAGATTAAGAAATAAATTTTCTAATCTTTTCTTAGGAATCTTAAAAAAGCAGTTGATTCTTAAAAATGTCATAACTGAAGATGACTGGAATAAATGGAAATATGATATCATAGTTGATTATGCTCAAGACAATCATTTCTCAGAATTAAAAGATTCTGAAATTTTAAGAGAAAGACTTCAAACATTAGATCAAATGGCGCAGTATGTTGGAGAGTACTTCTCAAAGGAATATGTCATGAAAAATGTTTTGAAATATAGTGATGAAGATATTAAAGATATAGAAAAACAAATTGCAAGTGAACCTGAGCCTGAGCCCAGAGAAGAATAAATTATGTCTGATACAGTTAAATACATAACTGACACTGGAGTTTCAGGCAGTGTTGGTAATAACACACTTCTAACTTTAAATTATAATATAAGCTATATTGATTTAGCAGCATCGCTTTATCAACCATATGATCCGTTAAATGTTAGAGGCTGGTTCGCTGATGTAGTTAACTTTAATGGTTATCACTTATCTAATCAATATAGCTTAAGAATATATCTTAATCAAGGACAAACTGCTACTATTAAAATTACGACTGGAACTTCTAGAAGTATTAGTAATTTAGTTAATGGACAATTTATTAGATTAGATGAAGAAATTACATTTAATATCACAAGAGAAATATACACTCCTGATGATTCTGATTCTTCTCCAGTTGTAATAGATTCAGATGTTCTTCCAATAAATACTGATTTTGGTGTTACTGATGCAGTAAACACTATTGTTGATTCAGATTATATAACTAGTAAATTAGGTGTTGAATTTCCACTTGACGGTGGAATATATGATTCAAGCTCTTAATTTATGCTTGTTAAAATTATGTTTTATATAAATAAATCCAAATAGGAGATTAAAATGGCTAGTATTGAAAATTTTATTGATGCAATGATTGACAAAGATCATGTTCGTTCAAACGAAATGTTTGCTGATATTATAGGCCAAAAAGTAGATGCGGCTTTAGACGCTGAAAAAATTGCAGTAGCAAGTCAAGTGTTTAATGGCGTTGAATTTGAAGATGAAGATATTTCTGACGAAGATTTAGAAGCTGCAGCAGATGAAGCTTTAGATGATGAAGAGTTTACAGAATATGAATTTGATGATGATTTTGAAGAAATTCAAGATATGAATCAAGAAACTAAAATCGATGCTATGTCTGACGAAGAGTTAGAAGATGAAACAGTTTAATGAACTACGTGAAAATGTAGTTTATAATAAAAAGCTTAGCGGTGTTCCCGTTAAGATTGTAAAAAAGATGAATAAATTTATTGTCCACATTGATGGTGATAAATTAGATTCATATGCTTCTCAAAAAGAAGCTGAAAAAATGGCGGCTGAGTTCGTCAAACAATATAAAGGTTAAAACTATGAAGCTGATTGCAGAATACTTAGATCAAGAATTAAATGTAATCACCGAGGCTAATAGCAACGGTGAGAAGTCATATACTATTGAAGGTATTTTTGCACAAGCTGAAGGTAAAAATCGTAACGGTAGAATATATCCTAAGCCAATTATGGAAAAGGCTGTTGATAAATACGTTACAGAACAAGTTAATACCAAACGTGCAGTTGGAGAATTAAACCACCCTGATGGTCCAACTGTAAATTTGGATAAAGTATCCCATCGCATTACTGAACTCAATTGGGACGGAAATAATGTGATGGGTAAAGCGCTTATCCTAGACACTCCAAACGGTAAAATCGTAAAAGGTTTATTAGATGGTGGTGTTCAACTAGGCGTTTCGACTCGTGGTATGGGAACTCTCGAGCAGCGTAACGGTGCAATGTATGTTAAAGATGATTTTCTTCTTAACACAGTAGACATTGTACAGGATCCATCTGCACCTGATGCATTTGTTAATGGAATTATGGAAGGTGTTGAATGGATTTGGAATAACGGTGTTATTGAAGCTCGTGAAATTGAAAAAATGGAGACTGAAATTAAAACAGCATCACGCACTGACCTCTATGAGACACAGGTTCGTGAGTTTAAAAATTTCCTCTCGTTGATAAAACAAAAAATGTAAGGAGTCAAGTATGACTGATCAAATCCAAGACCAGGATCTTGAGCTCGATATCGAAAACAACGAAGTTGAGATTGAAGAAGCTCAGGCTCACGATCCTAAGAATGCTGAATCACAATCAGTAGCGTCTGTCAAATCCGCTGAAGGTGCAGGTAAAACTGCAGCGAAGCGTAAAGGCGACAAAACTGGTGGCGATGCAATGCAAAAAGCATCTGCTGGTGATCCAGAAAAAGCAACTGCATCAGTAAAAGATGCTGGTGCTCAGCCTAAAGAAGCATACGACTTTTCTGACGATTTGGAAGCATTGGTTTCTGAAGAGGCAACTCTTTCAGAAGGTTTTAAAGATAAAGCAGCGCTTATCTTTGAAGCAGCCATCAATTCAAAAGTTGGTGAAGCAGTAGAGCGTCTTGAAGAGCAGTATGCTCAAGAGCTGGAAGAAGAGATCACAAGAACAAAAGAAGATCTCGTAGAGAAAGTCGACAACTACCTAAACTACGTTGTTGAAAACTGGATGGAAGAAAACCAACTTGCTATCCAATCTGGACTACGTGCTGAGATTGCTGAAGGGTTCATGAATTCATTGAAAGATCTATTCACTGAATCTTATATCGAAGTGCCAGAGTCTAAAGTCGACCTAGTTGACGACCTAGCAGACGAAGTTAAGGAACTTGAAGAACAGCTTAACAAAGAAACTGAGAAGAATATCGAAATGAAAGAAGCACTAGAAGAACTAGTGCGTAAAGACATCATTCGTGAAGCTTCAAAAGATTTAGCTGAAACTCAAGTTGCTAAACTAGAATCATTAGCTGAAGGTGTTGAGTTTGAAGGTCCTGAAGAGTTTGCGACAAAAATCGCAACTTTGAAAGAATCATATTTCAAATCAGACGCAGTTGAATCAGTTGTAGCAGAAGAATCAGAAGATGATTCTGAAGCAGACGCAGTTGAAATCAATGAGTCAATGGCACAATACTTAACAGCTATTCGCAAAACATCTAAATAAGGAAGTCCAAAATGGAAATTAATGTTAACGCAAACCAATTGATGGAAAAATGGGCGCCAGTTCTTAATGAAGAATCAGCTGGTAGCATCAAAGATGCCCATCGTAAAGCAGTTACTGCGATCGTTCTAGAAAACCAAGAGAAAGCACTTGCAGAGCAAGGCATTATCGCTGAAGCAGTACCTGGAAACAACACAACTTCAGCAGCTAACTGGAATCCAATTCTGATTTCATTAGTTCGCCGTGCAATGCCAAACATGATGGCATACGACGTATGTGGTGTTCAGCCAATGTCAGGCCCAACAGGCTTGATCTTTGCAATGAAATCACGCTACGACGGTGGTTCAACTGCAAACACTGAAGCGCTATTTAACGAAGCAAACACAGGCTTCTCAGGCGATTCAGGTTTCTCACAGCCAGCTGACGGTTCAGGCCTAGCGGGCGCAACTGACTCAGACTCATCTGCAGACGATGATCGTGCAACTGGTCTAGCCGGTGCTGCGATGCCAACAGCTTCTGCTGAAGGTTTAGGTTCAACAGGTGCAGGTCCTGCTTCTAGCTTCAATGAAATGGGTTTCACCATTGAGAAAGCAACAGTCACAGCGAAAAGCCGTGCATTGAAAGCAGAGTACAGCCTAGAACTAGCACAAGACTTGAAAGCAATTCATGGTCTTGATGCAGAATCAGAATTGGCAAACATCTTGTCAACTGAGATTCTAGCTGAAATCAACCGCGAAGTAATTCGTACAATCAACTCACAAGCGAAAACAGGTGCTGGTACATCTAACACAGCTGTTAACGGTATCTTCGATTTGCAAACAGATGCAGACGGTCGTTGGTCAGTTGAAAAGTTCAAAGGTTTGATCGTACAACTAGAGCGTGAAGCGAACACAATCGCAAAAGAAACACGCCGTGGACGTGGTAACTTCATCATTACTTCTTCAGACGTTGCTTCTGCATTGTCTGCAACAGGTATGTTGGATTACGCTCCAGCGATGTCAACAAACTTGAACGTTGATGACACAGGCAACACATTCGCAGGTGTTCTAAACGGTCGTACTCGTGTATACATCGACCCATATGCAACTGTTGATTACATCACAGTTGGTTATAAAGGTACTAACCCTTATGACGCTGGCGTATTCTACTGCCCATACGTTCCACTAACAATGGTACGTGCGGTTGGTGAAGATAACTTCCAGCCAAAAATTGGTTTCAAAACTCGTTACGGTATGGCGTCAAACCCATTCGTAGGCGCAACACCAGCAGATGGTCTTGCAGCAGCGAAATCAAACCAGTACTACAGAATCTTCCGCGTAGACAACATCTTGGGTGCATAAACCAAGAGTTACGGAAATTACTAGGGGGCTTAACGGCCCCCTTTTTTTTGTATAAATAAACTATATTAAAATAGGTTTATCGATGGCTACAAACATTTCACAACAAACCAGTTTTACAGATAACTTTAATTATTTGAAACCTACTAATTTTTCTATAAAAATTGACAACAAAAGGTTTCGTAATTTACAGTTTTTTGCTAATACTGTTTCGCATCCAGGAGTCTCTGTACAAGCTCCTACTATAGCTATACCAAGATTACAAAACCTTTCTGTGCCCGGTGACACGTATACTGTTGATGAATTATCAATGGACATATTGCTAGACGAAGATATGGCTTGTTATATAGAAATGTACAACTGGCTCAATACAACAGTTCAGCATAACTATGAATCGCAGATTGATAGATTAGGGGACGGCTATATTCCAGAAACTGATATAGTTGTTAGTATTCTTTCCAGCCATAATAACACTGTTAAAAAAATAAAATATGTAGATTGCGTTCCTACTTCTATAGGAGCTCTCACATTACAATCATCTTTAGCTGATGATTCACCAATCACCTTTCCCATAACATTTAGAACGAGTTATTTCGAGATTTTATAGTATGTTAAATGATAATGATAGTATTGAAAAAAGCGTAAGAAAACATAGAGCTTTAATTTTATTTGCAAATAAACGAACTGGCAGTAAATCATTAATTAAATGGTTTTACAACGGCCATAAAATTTATGTTGACTATGATCGTCTTATTGAAGCTGTTAAATCTTTAGGATATATTGTAAACGAAGAAGCTGAAAGATATAATCTTTTTGGTAAAGACGGTTTGTTTTGGGACGTAACAAATCAATTTTTAAAAGATAATGATCGTGAAAAACTAGATTATGCAGTAAAAGTTATTTTATCTTATAGAGCTAGTCACCGAACATTATTAGAAGACATTCCATTAGAGTTAGTAGATTCTATTACTAAACAAACGAACGAGTTTCATTCAAGTATATTATTGCTTACAAGAAGAAAATCTGTTGAACGTCTTACTTCTCTTTGGTACACACAACAAGCGAAGTTGAAAGAATTTGAAGATGTAAAAACATTTGATCCAGAAAAATTTAAGCCTAAAAGAATGGATTTAGATTATTTAGTTGATCAAGAAAAATATGCTAGATATTTAAATGCTGAAACATGGAAAATCTTACATCGCTATAAACCTAGGTTTGTACATTTGTCCTATGAAGATTTTTATAGAAGTTCAGATGTTACAATATTAAATTTAGCATTGAAATGGTTATTTTATAACATTTGGGATTTTCAAAAGTTACATGAAAGCGGCCATTTTAACTTAGATAAATATTATATGGATCAGAAAAATATTGATAAGCTTGAAAACATGTTAAAGGATATTGAGCGTCCTACATTTTCAAATGTTCATGTTGATATATAATGGAGCAATGATTGTTAAATATAGAAAATGTATTGAGTGAGTGGCAAAATGATAGTGTTATTAATCAGTCACAATTAGATAAGTCATCAGTAGATACTGCAAAATTACATGCTAAATATTTGCAATGGCTTTCTCTAGCAAAACTTCATTTAAAAAAAGCGCAGATGAATCAAAAAACACTTTTAAAAGAAAAGTGGTTGTACTATAATGGAAAGATGTCACAAGAAGAAATAGAGTCTAGAGGATGGGATTATGATCCATTTGACGGATTAAAAGTTATGAAAGGTGATATGGATTATTATTATGATTCAGATAAAGATATTCAGCAAAGCGAAGAAAAAATAACCTATTACAAAACCTTAGTAGAAACTTTGCAAGAAATAGTAGAAACGCTACGCTGGAGACATCAAACAATTGGAAACATAATAAAATGGAAGCAGTTTGAAGCCGGTGGATAAATTAATACTTCAAAAGAAAAATGAAGCAACTATGTTGGTAGGTTGTGATTATGGTATAGGTGCAGAACTTTCAGAATTTTTCTCGTTCTTTGTGCCTGGCTACAAATTCATGCCTAGCTATCGAAATAAAGTATGGGATGGTAAAATAAGATTATTTAATCAAGCATCTCAAGAAATGCCATTAGGTTTACTTCCATATGTAAATGAATTTTGTGAAAAAAGAAATTATGAAATAGATTATGAAGATAGTGAGTATGGCTATCCGCACCAAGTAAATGAAGTAAATCCAAAAGAAATAATGTCTTTCATCGAAAGCTTAGACTTGCGTAGTAGAGGTGAATCTATAAAAATTCGTGATTATCAGTTTGATGCTATATGTGAGGGAATTAAACGTAAAAGAGCAGTATTACTTTCGCCTACAGGATCAGGAAAATCACTTATCATTTATGTAATAATGAGATGGTTTCTAGAACACCATGATCAGAAAGCTCTTGTTATTGTACCAACCACATCATTAGTAAGACAAATGTATTCTGATTTTGAAGACTATTCTTCTCATGACCAGTCATTTATATCAAACGAAGAATGTCATGTGATTTATTCTGGCCAACCAAAAACAAATATACAAGAACGAGTTTTTATTAGTACTTGGCAATCTATTTACAAATTGCCAGTAACATGGTTTGAACAATTTGGTGTAGTGTTTGGCGATGAATGTCATGGGTTTAAATCAAAATCATTAACTTCAATTATGAATAAAGCACGTAAAGCATCATACCGTTTTGGAACTACCGGCACTCTTGATGGAACTCAGACCCACCAGCTAGTACTCGAGGGACTTTTTGGTAAGGTGTTTAAAGTTACTACAACCAAGACATTGCAGGATAATGACACGTTAGCACCTCTAAATATTTTAATGGTTGTACTTGATTATGATGAAGAAACGAAAAAAGTCTTCGGCAGTAAAACATATCATGATGAAATTGATTTTATTGTAAAGAATGAAAAAAGAAATAATTTTATACGGAACTTGGCACTAGATCAAACTGGTAATACGCTTGTATTATTTCAATTTGTTGAAAAGCATGGTAAAGTTTTATTTGATTTAATTGAATCTAAAGCTGATATAAATAGAAAGGTATTCTTCGTTTCAGGTAATACCGAAGCCTCAGATAGAGAAGCTATTAGAAAAATAACAGAAGGCCAGAAAGATGCGATTATCGTCGCTAGTCTTGGGACTTTTAGTACTGGGATTAATATTCGTAATCTTCATAACATTATCTTTGCTAGTCCATCCAAGTCTCAAATTAAAGTCTTGCAGTCAATTGGCCGGGGACTTAGAAAATCAGAAGATGGTAGGACTACGCAGCTCTTTGATATTGCAGACGACTTGCACTGGAAATCAAGAAAAAACTATGCCTTAGTTCATGCTGAGGAAAGACTAAGGATATATAAAAATGAGAAATTTAAATGCAACGTGTACAAAGTAAAAATGTAATGCTAAGACAAATTAAATTAACTAACGGCGAAGAAATTATTTGTAAGCTTTTGAATACAGAAGATAGTAAAGAAACCGGTGAAATTTTAGTTAATGATTGTTTACGTTTGCATAAAGTAGAGATAAATCGAAATATTCAATATCATACTTTTAGACCTTGGATGATAATGAAAGATGAAGTTCAAGATGTTATATCAATAAACACTATGCATATTGTAGCAATGTGTATACCATCTATTGAATTAAAAACACAATTTAAATTAGCTTTAAAAGATATAAAAGAATCGGCTAATGAAAAAGAACATTATTCTTTAGACGATTGGATGAAAAAATTAGATGAAATGCAAACCGCGACTGAATATGATATGATTGACGATGGCGATTCTAATGGTAAAGTAATTTCGTTAGCAGAATATAATAAAGACAAGTTACACTAGTATCTCCACCCACCACAAAAGGTACTCTATTATTATACCATATCTGGCGCGAGTGTAAACCCCTAAAATGCAATATTATGAAAAAAAAGTTGTTTACATTTGCTAATTTTTATGATAGAATATAATTAATTGATTGGAGTGATTATGGCAAAAAGATCTAAGAATGTACATTATGTGAATAATAGTGAATTTTCTCTCGCTATTGTGGAATATGTAAAATCAGTAAACCTTGCTAAAGAACAAGGTACAGAATTACCAATTGTTCCTGATTACATTGCAATGTGTTTTCTAAAAATTGCTGAAAATCTTTCTCATAAATCAAACTTTATTCGTTACACTTATAGAGAAGAAATGGTAATGGATGCTGTTGAAAATTGTCTTAAAGCTGTAGAAAATTATAACATTAATGCTACAACAAGAACAGGTAAGCCAAATGCGTTTGCTTATTTTACACAAATTATTTGGTATGCTTTCTTAAGAAGAATTCAAAAAGAAAAGAAACAACAAGAAATTAAACAAAAATATATGTCACAATCAGGCGTAGAAGCATTTATTATGCTAGGCGATGAAGAAGGTGGCGGAATTGTTGCTTCTCATTTTGTTGATGTACTCAAAGATCGTATTGAAAAAGTTAAAATATACGATACTGAAATTAAAGAATTTACTAAAAAAGAAAAAGTTAAAAAGAAAAATAGATTAGCTGATTCTAATCTAGAGGAATTTTTTGAAGAATGAAAATAGCTATCTTGAATGATACGCACTGCGGAATACGTAACAGTTCCGAAGTGTTTCTAAATAATGCTGCTAAATTTTATGATGAAATATTTTTTCCATATTGCAAAGAACATGATATTAAGCAAATCGTTCACTTGGGCGATTACTATGATCATCGTAAGTTTGTTAATTTTAAAGCTCTCAATCATAACCGTAAACATTTCTTAGATAAATTAAGAGATTATGGCATGTCTATGGATATTATTCCAGGCAACCATGATACATACTATAAGAACACAAATGACTTAAATTCTTTAAAAGAACTTCTTGGTCATTTTATGAATGAAATCCATATTATTATGAAGCCAACAGTCATGGATTATGACGGATTTAAATTGGCAATGCTCCCTTGGATTACTTCAGAAAATTATGATGAATCCATGAACTTTATTAAGAACTGTAAAGCCGATTGGCTAGGTGGACATCTTGAACTCAATGGATTTGAAATGATGCGGGGTGTTCGAAATACTCATGGTATGGATCATAAGCTTTTTTCTCGTTTTGAAAAAGTTTTAACAGGTCATTACCATGTCGGTTCAATACAAGATAACGTACATTATCTTGGTTCTCAAATGGAGTTTTTCTGGAGTGATGCGCATGACCCAAAATATTTCCACGTTCTTGACACATCTACAAGAGAACTGGAAAGAGTACAAAACCCTCATACTTTGTTTCATCGTATTCGTTATGACGATGATGGGTATGACTACACTAATTATGACGTATCTCAAGCTGATGGCAAGTTTGTAAAAATAGTTGTAGTAAATAAATCTGACCTATTTACATTTGATCGATTTGTTGATAGAATACAGAATAGGCCAATTCATGAACTTAAGATTGCAGAAAACTTTAGTGAGTTTGTTGGTGAAAATGTAGAAGATGAATCAGTTTCATTAGAAGATACAGAAACACTTCTTGATAGTTATGTTGATGCGGTGGAAACTGACTTAGATAAAGACCGTATTAAAATTAGTATGAAAAAATTATTGACAGAAGCACAGGCTCTCGAAATCGTATGATTACCTTTAAAACTTTACGTTGGAAAAATTTCCTAAGTACAGGAAATAATTGGACAACAGTCGATCTCAATAAATCTCGTTCCACACTTATTGTGGGTCAAAATGGTGCTGGTAAATCTACTATGTTAGATGCCTTATCATTTGCTTTATTTGGACGAGCTCACCGTAATATTAATAAGCCTCAACTTGTTAATACAATTAACAATAAAGATTGTAAAGTTGAAGTTGAGTTTACAATAGGTAAATCTATCTTTAAAGTCGTACGTGGTATTAAACCAAACATTTTTGAAATTTGGAAGAATGGTGACATGATTAATCAGTCATCTCATTCCAAAGAGTACCAGAAGGTCCTTGAACAAAACATCATTAAGCTTAATCATAAAAGCTTCCATCAGATTGTTGTATTGGGCTCCTCCTCCTTCATTCCTTTCATGCAGCTACCAGCACAGCATAGACGGGATGTTATCGAGGACCTTCTGGACATTAATATTTTTTCAAAAATGAATACTATTGTCAAAGAAAAAAATATTTCTTTAAGAGATAAGTTAAAAGAGATTGGATACTCTTTAGAGCTAACAAAGGAAAAGATAGAGCTTCAAAAAAAATATATCCGTGAAGTAGAGGATTTAAGTAATGATCAGATTGAAAGTAAAGAAGCAGAAATCTCAACAGCAGAGGAAGAAATTAAATCCCTCAATGATGCTAATGTCATCCTTTCAGAAGAAATTGAACAGCTCTCCACCGGCCTCGAAGAAGGTCTCAAAAAGAACAACGATAAGAAGCAGACGCTATTACACTACAAAGCTGAGTTCAATCAAAAAATCAAGACCCTCGTCAAGGACTCGAAGTTTTACGAGGAAAATGATACATGCCCCACATGTTCCCAAGATATTGATTCAGACCTTCGATCGGAGAAACTGTCCACCGCCAAGACTAAAGCAGCCGAAATCCAGAAAGCTTTGGATGATGTCGCTGAGCAGTCGATTATTGTGGAAGATGCTCTTGGATGGCTCAACACCTCCTCTGATGAAGTCAGAACAAAAACCGCATCTATATCTGGTAACAATAGAGAAATCGTACGGCTGCAAGGACAAATTCGAAATCTCACCGATGCCATATCAAAAATACGCGGCAATGATGGCGATGTAGCAAAGTCAAGAACTGACTTACAGGAACTGAGTTCTGAAAAAGATAAATTACTAGAAGAAAAATTATCTGTAAATGAGGAATACTCTTACAACAATGTCATTAGTGAAATGCTAAAAGACACTGGTATTAAAACAAAAATCATTAAGCAATATCTTCCAGTCATTAATAAATTAACAAATCAATATTTACAAGTCTTAGATTTCTTTGTTCACTTTAACTTAGATGAGTCATTTCAAGAAACTATTCGTTCACGACATCGCGATAGTTTTTCTTATGATTCTTTTTCTGAAGGTGAAAAGCAACGTATTGACTTAGCATTACTGTTCACTTGGCGACAAATTGCTAAAATGAAAAATTCAGTATCTACAAATCTTCTTATTCTTGATGAAACATTTGATTCATCTCTTGATCATGACGGTGTAGATAACCTTATTAAAATTCTTTATACATTAGATGATGATACAAATGTATTTGTAATATCACACAAGGGTGAAATACTTGATGGCAAATTTAAAGATAAGATAGAATTTTATAAAGATAAAAATTTCAGCAAAATGAAATTTAATGGTTCCCAAATCGAAGAATCTGTGGTATAATAGCTACATATGTATTAATGGAGTATATAATGGAATTAAGTGAAAATACAATTGGTATTCTCAAAAACTTTGCATCAATAAATTCAAATATTGTTATTAAGCCTGGTAATAATATTTCTACTATTTCAGAAGCGAAAAATATTCTAGCTTCTGTTGATTTACCAGAAGAATTTCCACAAGAAATTGGTGTTTATGACTTGAATGAATTTCTTGGCGTTTTAGGTCTTGTTGATTCACCGCGATTAAAAATTAATGACGATCATGTAGTAATTGGTGATTCAACTGGACGATCAAAAATTCGTTACTTTTTTTCTGATAAAGAAATGTTAACAACACCAACAAAACCGGTAAACATGCCGGTATCCGATGTTCAGTTTCATTTAGATAATGACACTTTAAATCGTATCAAACGAGCAGCCTCAGCTCTTGGTCATACTGAACTTTCTGTTACACCTGGTAATGGTTGTATTACGCTTACTGTAACAAGTTCAGATAACTCAACCGCAAATAGTTTTTCAATTGACGTAAATGGAGAATCTCAATCAGATAAATACAATTTTATTTTTAACATCTCAAACTTAAAAATGTTAGCTGGAAATTATGATGTTGAAATTTCATCTAAGCTAATTTCACAATTCAAAAAATCAGACGGTTCTTTAAAGTATTGGATCGCTCTTGAAAAAAATTCAAAATATGGAGAATAAACTATGGCAATGGACCATGATAAAGCATACGAAAAAATGAATCAAGTTGCACGCTCAACAATTGCAGTAATCGATACAATCGCTGCTCGTGGAGCATTTAAAGGCGAAGAAATGTCAACAATTGGCCAGTTACGTGATAACTGCCAGCATGCTATTCAGATTGTAGAAACGTATAAACAAGACGCTGCATCTGAATCTTAATCTGTAAGGATAACTTTATATTATGAATGATGACTTTCTGTGGGTCGAAAAATATCGTCCACAAACTATTGAACAAACTATCCTACCTACACAACTTAAAACAGTATTTCAAAAAATAGTCGAGTCCGGCGAAGTGCCTAATATGCTTTTTACAGGCACAGCTGGTCTTGGCAAAACTACTGTAGCTAAAGCTTTATGCAATGAGCTTGATCTAGATTATATCTTAATTAATGGATCTGAAGAAGGAAACATTGATACTCTTCGTACGAAGATTAAACAGTTTGCTTCTTCTGTTTCCCTTGGTGGAGGATATAAAGTAGTTATTTTAGATGAGGCTGATTATTTAAATGCTCAGTCTTTCCAACCAGCTCTTCGTGGTTTTATTGAAGAGTTTGCAAATAACTGTCGATTTATTCTTACTTGTAACTTTAAGAATCGGATTATTGAACCTCTTCATTCTCGGTGTTCTGTCTATGAGTTTAATACTGATCGTAAAACTCTAGCTCAGCTTTCAATGCAAATGATGACTCGATTAAAAGATATTCTACAAACTGAAAAGGTAGAATATGAAGAAAAAACTCTAGCTGAAGTCATTATGAAGTATGGCCCAGACTGGCGTCGAGTTTTAAATGAATGTCAACGCTATGCAATTAGTGGTAAGATTGATGCTGGTATCCTTGTAAATCTAAGTGATACATCATATCAAAATTTAATGTCATATCTTAAAACTAAAGACTTTAAGAAAATGCGACAATGGGTTGTCAATAATATTGACACTGATGCATCATCAATTTTTCGTGGTATTTACGATCGTATGTATGATAAAGTTAAGCCACAATCTATCCCTCAAATCGTTTTAATCTTAGCTGATTATCAATATAAAAATGCTTTTGTAGCAGACCATGAATTAAATGTTGTAGCATGTATGACTGAAATCATGGCCAATGTGGAGTTTCAATAATGACCGCATATGATGGTTTAAATAATGCGTGTATTTTTGACTTTGAAACGCTATCTCAAGAACAAACAAATGGTGTTGTTCTTTCAATGGCGATGTTAAATTTTGCAGAGTCTAGATTTACTGGTGATATTCCATACACATTTGATGAGCTTGTGCAAAATACTAAAATGATTAAATTCAATGTTGAAGAGCAAGTTAAAAAATACAATCGTGAAATTAATAGAGACACTTTAAACTGGTGGTCTGAGCAAGGAGAACTTGCAAAGCAACAACTAAAACCAAGTAATGATGATGTCTCAATTGATCAGCTTTATAATTTCTTTGTTCTAAATAAATCTGCAAATGTAAAAAAAGTTTATACTCGTGGAAATACCTTTGATCCTATATTTCTTGAATATATTATGAGACAAACAAATAATCCTATGCCTTATGATTGGTGGGAAGTTAGAGATACACGGTCACTTATTGAAGGTTTATCTTGGGGAGCTGATTTAAAACATAGTTTTATTCCAGACGGCTGTGAAAATTTTATTGCACATGATCCAAAGCACGATATTGCAATGGATGTTATGAGACTACAAGTATTAGTTCAAGCTATATCATGAATTTTCAAGTTGAAAAGTACATTCCAGAATTTATGGATTGCATGTATTCTGAGAAAATAAATGATGTAGTTCGTAGAGATGAACTTATTGACATGTTTCATACTAATCAAATTATTAGTAAGCATGAAGTAATTAAAGCTTGTCATAAACTAAAATTAGAAAATCCAAGTGTACTTTATGTTGGCTCTTGGATGGGTTACTTAACTCACATTTTATGTAATGATTTTAATTACAATGTTCATGAATTAGAATTAGATAAGCGCTGCAAAGATGTAAGTTATAGATTTAACTCTAAATTTGATAATTATAAAGAACACTATTATGGTGATGTCAATACTTTAATTTCAGATTTTTTTAATGATTTTAGTTTGATTATAAATTTAAGCACTGAGCATATGCATGATTATTGGTTTCGAAAAATTAAAAAGGGTACTAAAGTAATTATACAGAGTAACAATTTCGATACATTGCAAGATCATATTAATTGCGTTTACTCTTTAGACGAATTAAAAAACAAATTCCCTCTTTCAAAAATATGTTATGAATCAACTATTAAATGTACAATTTATGAAAGATATACTTTAGTGGGAGTTATATAATGAATCATTTCGATTATTTAAATTCTATTAATTTAACAAAAACTAATATCATGGAAGATGATATTGCAGAAAAAGCATACAATTCTTTTATGATTAATAGAGGCCTATCTTATTTCAATGACACGGTTCTTATGGCAAATGAAATGAACCTGTATTCACATCTAGACAAAAAGCTTCAATATCACTTTCTTATAAATATAGTACGAAAGCGGAAACGTTTTAGTAAATGGGCAAAGCCTGAAACTGAAAGTGATATTGAAGCGGTTAAAGAATATTATGGCTATAGTAATGAAAAAGCCAAAGAAGCTCTAACCCTTCTGTCGCCTGAAAATATAAGTATAATAAAGAAAAAGGTGAGTAAAGGTGGAAGAAGAAAATAAGATTGTAGAGTGGAATCCAGATATGATGCTGGAAGTAACTCTAAATGAGCCAGATGATTTTTTAAAAGTAAGAGAAACATTAACAAGAATTGGCGTAGCTTCACGCAAAGATAAAAAGTTATATCAATCTTGTCATATTCTACATAAACAAGGTAGATATTTTATTGTTCATTTTAAAGAATTATTTTTGTTAGATGGTAAAAAATCTAATCTAGAAGAAAATGATATTGCACGTAGAAATACTGTTGCTACACTGATTAGTGATTGGGGTCTTATAGAAGTTGTTAATCCTTCTAAAATAGATTCAATCGCACCTCTAAGACAGATTAAAATTATATCTTTTAGAGATAAAGATCAGTGGGAACTTTGCCCTAAATATAATATTGGAAAAAAATGAATACCGGCTATTTAAAATTGTAATAGCTATAACTATATAAATATTATCGGAGTGCGGATGGTCCGGCTCCACTTTTAATCTTGCTTGTAGAAGGAGATAACTATGACAGGCGTACAATCACTATTCCCACGTTCATCTTTTGTTGGCTTTGACCACTTATTAAACGAACTGGATTACGTAGCAAAACATTCACAAGATCATTACCCACCACATAATATTTTAAAAACAGGTGAAACAGATTACCTGATCGAATTAGCTGTGGCCGGCTTTAGTAAAGACGAACTTAACATTGAAGTTAAAGATCGTACTCTTACTATTAAAGGTGAACATGTGAGTAAAGGTCGCGAGTACATTCACCGTGGTATTTCCACTAAGAAGTTCAAACGCACCTTTAGGCTGTCTGAGCACGTACACGTAAACGGAGCGGATCTCGTAGATGGAGTATTGTCAGTAGAACTGAAGTACGAAATTCCACAGGAACTGCGTCCTCGTAAAATCGAAATCGGTCATTACGAGGAATTAACAAATGACACAGACACTAAAGAGCTTCTTACAGAAGCTGATTAACGACTATCAGATGGCTAAAGCAATTAGAAAAACAGAAAACGAATTGCGTAAGCTAACTGATAAAGAATTGAACGATATTGGTATTGCAAGAGGAGATATCTATTCTATCGCCAGACAAGATATGGATATGAAAAAATCACATCTTATCGTCCCTTTTAACCCTAACCTAAAAGGATTTGTCTAATGGCTTTTTTAGTAGATACAGTGACAATCGATCATCGTTCAAGATTCCAAAAACTTTGGGCTAAGTTTTTAACATGGACTGAAGTAGTTGGATATAGCAGAGCAGCTGCTCATTTTGCAAGTCAAGGTCATTATGACTTAGCAAAAAATTGCATGATGCAAGTTGCAAAGCTGAAAAGCTAATAGAAAAGACTTAGCTAGGGGGGCTGTAATGGCCCCTTTGATCTTACACACAGACACAGGAGAATTATTATGTCTAATCCTTATCAAATCCGTACCGACGTTCTAGCAATGGCAAAAGATATGCTAGACAAACAATACGACACTCAAATGAAGGTCGCACAAACAATGTTTGAAGCAAACAAAGAAAACATGGAATTGGCTACCGAAGCATGGAACAAATACATTCCAAAAATGTATACTATGGAAGAGGTCATGGAAAAAGCCAATGAAATGTATTCATTTGTTTCAGAAAAAAAGTAAAAAAAAGGTTTACATTTAGTTTAAACTGTGGTAGACTGATTCTATCATAAGGAGGAACTAATATGACTGCTGAATATACTTTTGATTGTGCTTGGGATTGTCCACTTGGTGATTTTCTTGAACTAATTGAAAAACACCAACTCACTCTTAAATCATTTATTGCAAATGGTCCTGGTGGTGGGAATCCAGAAATCACTGTAACTGGTGATCTCAACAACATCAATCTTTTTTCTAGAAAAATCAATGAATAATAAATTAGGGGTGTACAACACCCCTTTTTTATGTTAGAATAGAATCCTAAGATGGAGGTAACACTTTGGCATTCTATACTTCTGTGAATCGTTATGGCAATTCTATTTTGTATCGCGGTTACACTGACAACGGTACATCGATTTCAGATCGAATTAAATTTCAACCAACACTATTTGTAAAATCAAAAGACCCAAGTGAGTGGACCTCTTTTGATGGTGATGATATTAAACCAGTTTCTTTTGCTGATATGCGCGAAGCAAAAGACTTTCTTCAGACATATGAAGAAATGGATAACTTTAAAGCCTATGGTACTACAAACTATATCCACCAATTCATTACAGAAAAGTTTCCAAACGATATCCAGTTTGAACGTAATCATGTAAACGTTGTCAACTTTGATATTGAGGTTGCAAGTGATGATGGATTCCCTACACCAGAAGAAGCTGCGTATCCTATTATCTCAATCGCTCTTAAGTCCAGCAAATCTACAATCTATCAGGTATGGGGTTTAGACTCCTACGATCCTGCTGAGACTGAACTGGACCTTGACGGAGCACTGATTCAATATCACCATTGTGAGTCTGAGGAAGATCTTCTAGTAAAGTTTATTAGTTATTGGTCTAAGAATTTTCCTGATGTAATTACAGGTTGGAATACTCGCTTCTTTGATATTCCATACCTTGTAAATCGTATTCGTTTGCTTGGATCCGAAGAAGCCGTTAAACGTTTGTCCCCTTGGAAACTTGTTAATCAACGTAATGTATTCAAAGGTGGTCGTGAATTACCTGGATATGAAATTGTTGGCATTCAACAAGCAGACTACTTAGAATTATTTCAAAAGTTTGGATACTCATATGGTCCACAAGAATCCTATAAACTTGACCATATTGCTTATGTAGTGTTAGGTGAAAAGAAATTATCTTACGAAGAGTTTGGTAATCTATACACACTGTATAAAGAAAACCACCAAAAGTTTATTGACTATAACATTAAAGATGTCCAGCTTGTTGATCGTATCGATGAGAAAATGGGTTTGATTTCTTTAGCCTTGACTATGGCGTATAAAGGTGGTGTCAATCTTAATGACACTTTTGGAACCACGAGTATTTGGGAGTCGATTATCTATCGCAGATTGCTAAGTCAAAAGATTGTATCACCTATTAATCAAATTCAAAAAGTTCCTTATGCTATTGTTGGTAATCCAGACAGCGACAATCGTCAATCAATTGCTGGTGGTTATGTAAAAGATCCACAAGTTGGGGCACATGATTGGGTAGTGTCTTTTGATTTAAACTCTCTATATCCTAATATCATTGTTCAATATAACATCTCACCAGAAACACTATTGCGTAATCACAACATTCGCTTTCCATCTGGTCCAGAAAAATACCTACACAATCTTGATAAAGTTGATGATACTTATTCTGTCACGGCATCTGGCGTACCATTTGTAAAAGACAAACAAGGTATCATTCCAGAATTGATTGTGGATTATTATGCTGAACGTTCACAAATCAAACGTAAGATGTTGGATGCTAAGTCTGAATACGAAAAGACTCATGCTAAACATTTAGAGTCTGAGATTAACCAGCTTGAAAATAATCAAATGGCAATTAAAATCTTGCTTAACTCACTTTATGGTGCATTAGCTAACAAATACTTTAAGTATTTCGATAATGCTTTGGCTGAATCTGTTACCCTAACAGGCCAGCTTTCTATTAAGTGGGCAGAGAAAGCCATCAACGAAGAAATGAATAAGATACTAAAAACGGATAAAGATTATGTATTGGCTATTGATACCGACTCTGTTTATATTAACATGGGTCCTCTTGTTGATAAGTTAAAACCAAACAATCCAGTTCAAGCTCTTGATAAAATTTGTCAGGATCACTTTGAAAAAGTTATCGCGGCAGCTTATGATAAACTCTTCCATAAAATGAATGCCTTTACCCCTCGTATGGAAATGGGTCGTGAAGTCATAGCTGACCGCGGTATTTGGACTGCAAAGAAAAGATACATTTTAAATGTTCATAATAATGAAGGGGTACAATACTCTGAACCTAAACTAAAGATCATGGGTATTGAAGCAATTAAATCATCAACGCCTGAAGTTGTAAGAGATAAGTTCAAAGCTATCTTTAAGATTATGGTTACCGGCGATGAGCATGAAACACGTAGATTTATTGATGAGTTTCGTGATTGGTTTAAAACGTTACCTCCAGAAAAAGTTTCTTTTCCCCGCGGTGTAAGCCAAATTGATAAATGGAAAGATCGAAAAAATATTTATTCTAAAGGTACGCCTATTCATGTTAGAGGGGCTTTGCTCTATAATCATGAATTAAAAGATAAAGCACTTGATAAACGTTATGGTTCAATTCAATCAGGAGAAAAGATTAAGTTTACATATTTAAATATGCCTAATCCTATTCGTGAAAATGTTATATCTTTTCCTGAATATCTTCCTCCAGAATTTAACCTTCATAAATACATAGACTATGATACACAATTTGAAAAAACTTTTATTGAACCAATTACACCAATTCTTGATGCCGTAGGTTGGACATTAAAAGAAGAAGCAACCTTGGAGGATTTTTTCGCATGAATTATATTTTTGATGTTGATGGAACGCTAACACCTAGTCGTGGTAAAATGGATAAGAAATTTGAGTCTTTCTTTGAACATTTCGCTACTCATAACGCATGCTATCTTGTTACGGGAAGTAATAGAGAAAAAACTCTTGAACAAATACCAGAACACATTTATAATTTATGTTTACGTGTTTATCAGTGTTCTGGTAATCATGTGTTTGAGCAAAATAAAGAAGTTTATGTGGATCCGTGGACTATTAACAATGATGTTAACATCTTTTTATTAGACGAATTAGACAATTCTCGTTTTTATCGTAAGACAGGATATCACTTTGATTATAGGCCAGGATTAGTAAACTTTAGTATTGTTGGTCGTCAATGTAATTTAGAAGATCGAGCTATGTACAAACAATGGGATGAACATAAATTAGAACGTAAAGGAATAGCTGAAAGATTTAATAAAAAATTTGGTGAGACTATGCAAGCAACAGTTGCAGGAGAAACTGGAATCGATATTACAGAAATTGGTAAAGGTAAAGTACAAATATTAAGAGACTTTAAAGACACAGATGAAATTACTTTTATTGGTGATAAAACAATGGAAGGCGGAAATGACCACGACATCGCTGAAGCTGTTAAGTTAAAAGGACAAACAAAGAGAGGCTGGGCCTTCCAAGTTGAAGATTGGGAAGATACTTATAGATTATTATGGGCCTTACAAAATGCCGGTGTACATGAGCATGTAGGTGTGGTATAATGGGATGGTGGAAACAAAAAGAATTACTTTCTAAAAAATACGGAGAATTAAATAATATGTCTGATTGGGCAAATGATATCATGATGATGCATCACAAATTTGGTGTACGTGAATGGTTTGAAAAAAATAAAGAAGATAAAGATCTTATGAATACATATCTTCGCTTTCGTTTAAATATGGTCCGCGAAGAACTAGATGAAACATGCGATGCTATTGAAGCAAAAGATCCAGAAGAAATTGTTGATGGTCTTATTGATCTTTGTGTCTTTGCGATTGGTACATTAGATGTGTTTGGCGTAGATGCAAACGCGGCATGGGATAAAGTCTATGAAGCTAATATGGTAAAATCTCCTGGTGTAAAAGAAGGCCGCCCAAATCCATTTGGATTGCCTGATTTAATTAAACCAGAAGGCTGGACTTCACCAACACATGAGGGTAATCATGGAGATCTCAATAACTGTTTTTAAATCAGTTTTTGATAATAAAACACATCGAAGAATGGATTTCTCAAGCTTTAACGAGTTTGAGAAATTTCTATATGATTTATCTAAAGTACATAAGAAAGGTAAAAAAGATGCTCAACTTATATCACCAGCTACTTATGAGCCTGACACAACTCGGGCAAACAAGAATGTGGTTGATTGGGGAGGTTGGTGTGCTGTTGATGTTGACGATCATGAATTTAAGGGTGACTTAAAAAATGAGCTTATTAGTCGTTACGGTAAATACACTTTTATTTGTTATTCTACTGCAAGCAGCAAATCTGACTTTCCAAAGTTTCGTATGGTCTTCCCAACTAAAACAAGAATTAGATCAGATAACATCAAACATTTCTGGTACGCACTCAACACAGAACTTGGATCCATTGGTGATAAGCAAACTAAAGACTTATCACGAATGTATTATATACCTGGTGAATACGCTGGCGCTTTCAACTTTATCTTTTCTAATTCTGGCGATTATATAAATCCAGAAGAATTGATGAGTAAACACGACTATGTTGAAAAAAAGGCAAGTTCTTCTTTCCTTGATCGTTTACCTGAAGATTTACAAACTCAAATTATAGAATATCGTAAAGCACAACTTGATAACACATCTATCACTTGGACTGGATATCGTGATTGTCCGTTCTTTCCTCGTAGACTTGAAGCAGAGTATAAAACTATAAGTAACACTGGATGGTATCATAAGATGTATCAAATCATGGTTGCGGTTGCAAGTAAAGCTTTGCAAAATAAGTATCCAATTACATCTAAAGAAATAGCAGATTTATGTCGTGAGCTTGATGCTGAAACAGGAAATTGGTATGCCAATCGCCCGCTTGAAATAGAAGCAGATAGAGCTTTAGAATATGCATATAAAAATGCATAAAATGGTTTACATTTAAAAAGAAATATGGTAGTATTATATTATGGATTATGAAGCATTTGTATATCTGTGGACAAACACAGTAAATAATAAGAAATATATTGGCTATCATACTGGTAGTGAATATGATGGATATGACACTTCTGCAACTTCTGAAGAAATGAATGAAGCTTTTGCTAAAGGTGAATTAAAACGTGAAATAGTTGCCTACGGGACAACGCAAGATATGATAGCTTTGGAGAGAAAAATGCTACTTGAAGTTGATGCTAGAAATAACTCTGAGTATTATAATAAATCTAATGGTGGAGGTAAAGATTTAAAAGGATTTATTAAGCCTTCACTTGATACACTACAAGAACAAATTTTAAACAAGTCTTTTAATATTCAGTCTATTGAAAAAGATTCTGTTGCAGCTTATGATAAATTTCAGGTACGATTTAATGAGATTGACTCAAAGCATTTAAAAAATATTAAAGAAAAAATTGATGATTTAAACGGTGATACTAGTGAGTTTGAACCAGTAAATGTTTTAGAAGATTATAATGGTAAAGGATTGCATTTAATTCTAGATGGAAACCATCGCATCACTGCTACAATGATGTCAAAACGAGCTAAATATATTCCTGTGCAATACATCCCAAAATCTGCTTATAAGGTGTACACTACTCTTGAATTAGAAGCTCTTGCTAATCGTTTGAATCCTTTACCTGATAAGCCTGCTTTGTCTGTAAATAAAGATGATGCTATTAAGTTTATTTTAAAACGTAATGAAGAAGGTTTAGAAATTAATTCTGAACAAAATATTCAAGAGCTTTTAAGTTGGGGCTTTACTAAAAAAGCTGCTACTGGTGTTATCACTACTGCTCAAACGCAAATAGAAAATTCTATTGCTATTCCTTCAGGAGCAGTTTGGATCAACTGGAAAGATAAACGTAAAAAACAATTGGAAAGTATTGTTGAACAATATAGAGATAAAGATACAATTGCTATTCATGCATCATCAGGTGGTTTTCGTTTAGATCGTTTGTTGGAAACTTCTGCAGACTTTCCAAAGAAAATGAAAGCAGTAGTTGTAATGTATCATCCAACACCTGCGGCAGAGAAAAAATGGTTTAGAGAATATTTACCAAAACATGAAAAAACAATTAAAGCTCGTATTAATATGAGAATTAATTTTATCTATCTTGAAACTATTGACTATAACGCTGGTTTACAAGATTCATTAAATGTGGTAGAATAGTTGAATAATACTTGGAGTAATATATGAAAGAATCACTTAAAATCCTGCAAAAAGCTGCAGAAGTACAAACTAAAAAAGGTAATGATTACCAGAATCCTAACTCACGAGTTCGTCAAGCTGATTATTATCCTCGAGGTTGCGCAACTCTTCTTGATACAATGGCTGCAAAAGTATTACGTATGCAATCAGTTCTTGAAGCTATGGAATTAGATCCAAACTATTCACCTAACTTTGAATCACTCGAAGATTCGTGCATTGATATTATTAATTATGCATCCTTCTTTGCTGCTTATATGAATGGTGGTATTGATGGTCAAGATCCTAATCGTGATTTTTTAAATCGCCCTAAGAAAGTATTAAATGATGAACAATAAATATACACTTGAAGTACAAAAGGACGAAGAAAGTGGTGAGCTTTTCTTTGAATTTCCAGATGCTTTAATGAATCAAATGGGATGGGATGTGGGTGACACCCTTATTTGGGAAGAATTACCTAATTCATCTTGGAGTTTAAGTTTAAAAAAGAAAGAAAAAGATGAAAATACTAATAATGGGACTTCCGGGATCGGGGAAGACGCACCTAGCTAAAAGATTGCACGTGCATTTAAACTGTGCGTGGTATAATGCTGATAAAGTTAGAGAAATGGCTAATGATTGGGACTTTACTGATGCTGGTCGTAGACGACAGTCTGAACGTATGAATACTATAGCTACCTTCGAAGCAGTACGTGGTCGTACTGTTATTTGTGATTTTGTATGTCCAACTGGAGAAACACGTAAAGAGTTTAATGCAGATATCACTATTTGGATGAACACAATAGAAGCTGGACGTTTTGATGATACAAATAAAATTTTTGAAGAACCTACTAACTTTGATTATATTATTGAATCGTTCCAAAGTGATGAATGGATTTTAGACTTAGCGAATAGAATGAAGGAAACATATAATGTTTGATTATAAAAAGCCCACTACACAAATGCTTGGACGCTGGCAGCCTTGGCACGACGGCCACTCCGCACTATTTAAAAAAGCTTTAGCTGAAACCGGCCAAGTTGTGATTATGGTCCGAGATGTTGGTGGCATTATTGGTGATGATGCTGGTGGCGGTAGAACAGAAAATCAAAATGATAATCCTTTTAAATGGAATCAAGTAAGACAAAATATTGTTTTAGGTCTTGAAAAAGAGGGGTTTACAGAAGGTAAAGAATATGTTATAATGCAAGTACCAAACATTGTAGACATTAGTTATGGCCGTGGTGTTGGATACACTTTTACGCAGCATGATCTTGGTGAAGAAATTCATAATATTTCTGCTACTAAAATTCGTAAAAAAATGAGAGAAGAAGGAACATTGTAATGGAAGATCGTAGAGATAAACTTATTCGTGAATTAGAAAACAAAGTAACTATGTTAGAGAATAATGTTTATCAACTACAGCAACAAGTGCAAAACTCCTACAAGCGTATTGCAGAACTTACTACTGATAATCGAGAAACTATTCCTGTTGATCGTAATTATACTGGTTTTAAAAAATGATAAAAATTATTGCAGGACCGTGTCAACACGAAACTCTAGAGCAAAGTTTACAAATTGCTAAAGAATGTAAACGGGTATGTGACTTATATGGTTTTGAATATTTTTTTAAAGCCAGTTACGACAAAGCTAATCGTACTCATATCGATGGTAAACGCGGACTTGGAATTAATGACACGCTACCAGACTTTCAAAAGATTAGAGACGAAGGTTTTAAAATATTAACTGATTGCCACACAGTTGGAGAAATTAATCGCTGTAAAGGCGTAGTAAATGTTATACAAATTCCTGCGTTTCTATGTCGTCAAACAGATTTGATACAAGCTGCTTGTAAAACAAATTGTATTGTTAATATTAAGAAAGGCCAGTTCCTTGCACCTTGGGATGTCAAAGGCATACTAAGTAAAACAGAAGGTGCAAAAGAAGTTTGGATAACAGAGAGAGGTACTAGCTTTGGTTACAATACACTTGTTACTGACTTTACTGGCATCCAGTATATGCTTGACAATGCTGGTGTTCCTGTGGTATTTGACGTCACACACTCAGTCCAGAAGCCAGGAGGACAAGGTGACAGTTCTGGTGGTAATAGG